GGTTACCAGACTCTCGTTACTTTCGTATGAATGAACATCGAAATTTTGATTTATAGGACTCAATCTCAACAAGCGAAACGCCAGTCATGAAAATCGAAAAAATACCTACAGACAAACTGATTCCCTACGCACGAAACGCCAAAAAGCACGATGCCGCGCAGGTCTCAAAACTCGCAGGCTCAATCAGGGAGTTCGGATTTAACAATCCGGTGCTGGTGGACAAAGACAACGGCATCATCGCCGGGCACGGTCGCGTGATGGCGGCGCAACAACTCAACCTTGCCGAAGTGCCGTGCATCCGGCTGGGGCACTTAACCGACGTGCAGAGGAAAGCGTATATTTTAGCAGATAACAGACTGGCGGAGATTGGCGGCGGGTGGGATCAAGAGATGCTGAAGCTGGAACTTTCAGACCTTGGAGACTTAGACATTGACTTAGAATCACTCGGATTCGGTGAAGGCTTTCCGATTGATGATCCTGACTTCTCTCCCGGCACCGAAGATGACCAAGGGAAGCTTGATGAGAAGTCTCCGATTGAATGCCCACATTGCCACATGCACTTCACTCCATGAAGGCAGAATTAAAGATCGACTGGGCAACGCATGAGGCTGCGAAATATGCGGTGGAGAATTGGCACTATTCAGAATCAATGCCAGCCGGAAAATTGGTAAAGGTGGGAGTTTGGGAAAATAAAAAATTCATCGGCGTAGTGATTTTTGGCAGGGGAGCGGGTGCCAATATCGGAAAACCGTATTTTCTAAACCAAACCGAAATTTGTGAGCTTGTCCGCATTGCCCTTACAAAGCATGAAACTCCAGTTTCCAAGATTGCTGCCATTTCCATCCGTTTTCTGAAAGCTAACAGCCCAGGATTGAGACTAATCATTTCTTACGCTGACCCATTACAGGGACATCACGGTGGAATTTATCAGGCTGGGAATTGGGTTTATAGAGGAAAATCAAAACCTCAACCTGACCTGATAATAAACGGAAAATCATATCACAAAAAAAGCGCTAATGCTAAATTTGGAACTGCATCTCCTCAAGAAATTGCAGCAAAATACAAAGTATCTGCAAGATATTCTGAAAAAAAATGGAAGCACGCTTATTTAATGCCGCTTGACAATGAGATGAGAAAGCAGATTATCCCTTTGTCTAAACCTTATCCCAAACGCGCCGGAAGTGACACTACGGACACGGCAGGCTTCCAGCCAGCAGAGGGCGGCTCGATACCGACCCCGGCGCTCCCTTCTTTAGCCTGATGCCAAAGAAGACACAACCCCATCCCGAACCCGATCTCTCGCGCAAGATACGCGAAGCCGAGTTCAAGAACATTCTTCAAAAGCTAAAGGATGGAAAGACGCTGTCGGCACGCGAAGCGAAGATGGCGGAGGAGTTCGCGAAGGAGCGCGAGCAAAAGCAGGAGGGTCCGATCTCGCAGGTTGCGTTGGCGAAGGCGTGGGGAATGACGCAGCCGAACATCAGCTATCTTTGCAAGCAGGGCATGCCGCTGACTTCGATCGAGGCCGCGAGCGAGTGGCGCAAGAATTACCTGGAGAAGCAGGGCAAGGGAGACCAAGCACCGGCATCTTTGAACGAAGCGAGGTTGCGAAAAATCTTGTTGGAGTGCGAGCGCATCGAACTCACAAACGCGATCAGCAAAAGCGAGTATGTCGAAATAGGATCCGTCCGCGAAACCGGCATCCGCATCGGAGCGATCTTCTCGGCCAAACTCGCCGCGTTGGTCAACGATGCGAGCGGTGCGCTGGCCGGGCTGGACGAGCCGACGCTGCGCAAGAAGCTGCACGAGCGCACGCAGCAGATTTTGGCGGAGATAAAACAGGAGATTGAAAAGGCATGACAAAGAAAGAACTCTGGAAAATCTACACGGCGCGCAATCCGACCTTCAACGGCGAAGGAACGGTGACGATGACAGCGGCTGGGCTGCGCAAGTTATTCGACACGACTTGGGATATTGCTTTCCACGACGGAGAGGAGGAGCAGATGGAGAGAGTTCCCAATATGGGAAATATTGATGCGCTCAAACAAATCTTCGGAATGAAATGAACCCGCTCGCGCAAGGCATATGTCAGGGCATCCGGCTCGCCTACAGCGGGACGGTGCTGGATTGGGCAGAGGCGAATGTGAGATTCCCTGCGAGCGACAGGGCGAGCCGCTTTGATCGCAATGTCGCACCGTGGATGAACGAGCCTTTGCTCGCCGCGACCGACGACGAGACCACGCAGCTCTTCATCCGCGCTGCGACCGGTGCAGGCAAGACGACATTCATGGAGACGCTTGCGTGTTTCATCGTGGCACAGAAGCCAGGGCCGACTTTGTTCGTCGGGCAGACTGACGACATGGTTAAGGACTGGACGGAGTCGAGACTACTCCCGATTTTCCGCGAGTGCGAGCCGGTGCACGCGCTCTTCCCAGAAGACCGGCACGCGCTGCGCAAGACAACAATCCTTTTTCCGCACATGGTGCTCTTTGCTGGCGGGGCGAACATTACCAACCTGCAAGAAAAGAGTATGCGCTACTGCATCGGCGACGAAGTGTGGCGGTGGAAAGGCGGAATGATCCGAGAGCTGAAGGCGAGACATCACGACCGCTGGAATCGCAAGACCGTTCTCGTCTCGCAGGGATGGGACTCGACGCACGAGTCGAGCGAGGAGTGGGAGAGCGGAACGCGGGAGGTCTACGGCTGGGAGTGCCCGGCTTGCAAACACTGGCAGAGATACCTGTTCGACTCGATCACCTGGGACAACGATGCGAAGGACGAGAAGGGCGTGTGGCTCTGGGATCGGCTGCAGGACTCGATCAGACTGACCTGCGAGAACTGCAAGGCCGAATACCGAGACAACGCGAGCGAGCGGCGCACACTTGCCAGCACAGCCAGCTACCGACCGCTCAATCCGCATCCGGTGCGGGGCGTGCGGTCGTTTGAAATTCCCGCATACGCAGTGTGGTGGATTCCGTGGTTCTCTCTCGTGCGAGAATTTCTGGAGGCGAACGAAGCGAAGCACAGCGGGAACACCGATCCGCTTCGCCAGTTTATCCAAAAGCGCAAAGCGCAAGTCTGGGTGGAGGAGGTGACCAGCGACATGCCGGAGATCGCGTGCGCGGACTACAGCAAAAGCGAATATGTCGAAGGGCAGAAGCTGGACGGCGAGGTGCATAGGTTTATGGCCGTGGACAAACAACGCGATCACTTCTGGTGCGTTGTCCGGGCGTTTCGTGCTGACGGGTCGTCGCGACTCCTGCACGAAAGCAGGCCACTGACTTGGGAGACGCTTGACGCGATCTCTACTCAATACGGAGTGCCAGCGCGGTGCAATGTTGTGGATGCTGGCTACGACACGCCTGTCGTTTATGAGAACTGTGCGCGGCGCGGATGGACGGCATCGCACGGATCAGGGCAGGATGGATTTTGGCATCAGTCGCAGGAGCGTAGGGTCAGACGGTTCGTGTCGAAGATCGAAGCGGCGCAGGCTGGATCGCACGGGCTGAAGGCCGCTTACTTTTTTTTCGCAAACGAAGGAGTCAAGGATAAGCTGTCGGCATTACGACAGGTTGAGACTGCTGTCGCGTGGGAGGTGCCACGAGATGTCAGCGACGAATACCGAAAGCAAATGCTCTCCGAAATAAAAAAAGATGTGATCAACGCAAAAACAAAACAGGTCGAGCAAAGGTGGGTTCGCATCAGCGGCAAGCCAAACCATCTTTGGGATTGTGAGTGCATCGCGCTGGCGGCAGCAATGCTGGCGGGAGTGCTACCAACGGGAGAGGCATGAGCTACGACACACTCAGAGCACGGATTGAAGCGGCGGGATATATCTTGCAACGAGGGATGTGGGGGACAGGCATTCACGCTTCGGTCACTTGGGAAATTAGACGCGACAAAAGTGACATCCCGACATGGGTCAGCTACGACTTTTTGGAGTTCTCCGAAAAGCTGGATGCACTGCACGACTGCGCACTCAGAGCGCAGGAACGCTGGGGAATACCAATCTTTGAGTTGACGCAACCGACTAAATAATGGCACTCAACAAAGCATTCTTCGGTTTACCGCTTGCGACCCTGCAAAGTTTGCAAGCAAAATACATCGAGTGTCTGGAGGCCATTGCAGTGGCGGGAGCCAGCTACAGCATAGCCGGGCGGTCGTTCACTCGCGCTAATCTGGGCGAGGTTTCGCAGGTTGTGAAAGAACTCACCGCTGCAATATCTTCCGCAGACGGAACCCGTGTGCGCCGCACGGTCACAGCATTCCCCACGCAGCAACCTTAAAATGAAACAAGACCTCATCACCCAAGCGATTGCGTTTATTTCTCCGCAGGCCGCGATGTCGAGAATGATCTCGCAGGCCAAGCTTCGCAACTTCGGGAGATTTGATTCTGCGCTTGACAGCACGAAGCGCGGCATCAGCCGCAATGTATCCGGTGCCGAGGATACGGCAGGCACGACAGAGCGATACAAATTGATCCGCGCTGCTCGCGATCTCGCAGACAACTTTCCTCCCATCCGTTCGCTGCTTCTGAAGTTCGCGACGTATGTCGCCGGGCGGCTTAACTACCAAGCCCGCACCGGCGACCGCGATCTCGATATGCGGATCGAGCGTTACTGGCGGAACTGGTGTGCGAAGTGTGACTTCCTCCGCCGGCACGATTTCGTCACGCTCTTGCAGCTTGCCGTTATGGCGGTGTTACGTGATGGCGATTGCGGCTTTGTGATCGTGCGCGATCAGGGCGAGTTGCGACTTCAGAGCGTTGAGAGCGACCGCATCGGTTCGCCTTACAACCGGCTGATCGACTCCGACAATTACATAGGAGGAATCGTTCTGGATGACTACGGACGGCCAGACCAATACGAACTTTATGTTCGCACGATCTCGAATCAATACATCGATCCGACACGCATTCCCGCAGCGGAATTCATCCATCTTTTCGACCCGACAAGACTCGACGAATACCGTGGTCGATCTGCATTTGCCACAGCACTCAACGCAGCTCGCGATCTACAGGAAGCACTCAAGGCAGAAATCCAAGCGATTAAATTTGCGAGCTACCAGACCGGCGTGATCATGTCGGAGACCGGAGCAGCCGAGGCCAGCGACTACTTCGCAAGCTCGCAACAGAACGACCTCGGTCAACGGGCGAAGCTCGAAAGCGTCGATCCCGGCACGATGAACTATCTTTCCCCTGGCGAGAAGATGGAGATGTTTGAGAACTCGCGCCCGACCGGAGCATTCGGAGAGTTCGTGCGGCTCGTGCAGTCGCACATCTGCATGAGTGTTGGATTGCCTTACGGGTTTTCGTTCGACGCAGACAAGAGCGGCCCTATGGCGAGGATGGAAGCCGAGATGGCAGACCGCACGTTTGCACGCTGGCGCAGGCTGCTGGAAACGCAATTCCTTGACCGCATTAAGAACATCGTTCTGCTGGACGCGGCAAGTCGCGGGCTGATCCCTGACAACGAGTATTTACTGGATGGCCGCTGGGGCTGGCCGCGTAAGGCCAGCATTGACTACGGTCGCGAAGCTCGCGCCGACATCGATCTTTGGAAAGCAGGCTTGAAGACCGCAGCGCAAATCTACAGCGAGGGCGGAGAGGATTACGAAGAGGCTTTGCGAGCAAGGGCAAAGGAAGCCGCAATGATTCGCGACTTGAGTATCGAGTTGCAACTTGAGCCAGGGAGAATCTCCGACTCTGCATCTGGAACACTTCGCGACACTGCGATTGTTGAGGGCAAGAAGATCGAAGCTCCGCTCATCGAGTCGATCGGCATCGGCGGCACAGATGCACTCGCAGCAATCCTTGCAAGCATGGGGCGTGGCGAACTCTCGCCAGAGCAAGTCGCCATCATCCTCAAGACCGTGTTCGGAATGGACGACGCTGCGGCGCAAGAGATCATCGACGCTCAACCCAGCAAAGAGCAGGTTGCGCCAGCACCAAAACAAACAGCGTCATCCTTCGCGGAGAGCTTCAAACCCACCGCAGGCATGGTCGCCGAAGCAGAAAAAGGTCTGGAGTGGCGGGAGAAATTCAAGCGCGGGGGGACATCGATCGGAGTTGCTCGCGCTCGCGACATCAGCAACGGCAAGAACCTGCCGGAAGATACCGTCAAGCGGATGCACTCGTTTTTTGCACGGCACGAAGTTGATAAAAAGGGTGAGGGTTTTCAACAAGGCGAAGACGGATTTCCGTCTGCAGGCCGCATTGCGTGGGCGTTGTGGGGCGGCGACGCAGGACAGGTCTGGGCTGCGGATAAGGTCAAGGGCATCAAGCTCGCGACTCGTCCAGAGGTCAGAGACTTTTCGGTATTGATCAACGATGTTCACGGCAACTTCCAAGCTATCCAGCACGAGACCGCGATGGTCATGCCAGAGCCGGAGCCACGCGAGCAGGAGGAAGACTTTATCGACCGATGCATGGTGAACGCCACGATGGAGTCCGAATATCCAGATTTTGACCAACGACTCGCGGTCTGCAACAATCAATGGAAGGTAAAAAATAAATGATCGCTCAAGGCATCGCACTCGAAGCAAAACGCCAGTTCCTAATTGGCATGCACCAACCAACGGACACCTACAAGCTCGCGCTCTACACGAAGAGAGCCAACATCGGCCCGGCGACCGCGCACTACACCGACGAGGGCGAAGTCAGCGGTCAAAGTTACACTCGCGGCGGGATCGTGCTAACCGGGTTCAAGGCTGAGATGGTCGGCAAGAACGCGGCGATCACTTTCGACGATACTAAGATCGACCGAGCGACATTCACGGCACACGGAGCGATGGTTTACAACGCCTCCAAAAACAACTCCGTGCTTTGCACTCTCAACTTCGGCAACGAGCGGCCGGTCTACGACGGCGCGTTCGAATTGAAATTCCCAACACCGACCGAGAACTCGGCTCTCATTCTTTTTGCTTAAAAATGAAACCCACAAATCCAATCGAAATCGACGGCCAAATCTACGACCTATACACAATCAACCTTGCGATCACGTCCGTCGTAAAGCCTGACGCGAGCGAGGACGCG